TCAGCAACCTGCCAGAGCAAAGCTCACGAACAAGTGCTGCGTTGAATTCCTCGTCACAGATCATTGGTAAGAAGAAAAGGGTGGGAGAGTTTCCCCTCCCACCCCAGTTGAGGATTAGACTCCAGTGGAGATAGCACCCGGATCAAGGATCGTGAGCGCAATCGTGAAGTCACCGCCAGTAAGGCTACCAACAGTTCCACCGAAACGAGCGAACACAGGGGTCGCGGCGGTGGTGTTGTTGACGAGGCCGGGTTCCGTGTCGACTGCCGAACCAGTGTTGTAAACAACCTTGGTAAGGGCATCGAGGTCAACGCTGGCGATCAAATTGCTGGCAGTACCAGTGCTTGTACCAACGGAGATCGTGATGTCAGACGCACCAGCAAGTGCGTTATTAACAACTACGGCTGCGTTGGTGATGATGCCACCTGCGGGGAGGGAAGCGATAAGCTTCTCCGACGAGGTGAGATAACCAGTGGTAGCAAGTTCAGTACCAGTGATGCGGAAGAAATGCGTGAAACCACGCGATTCTTGGTTAGCGAGTTGAGGCATATTATTATGTCTTTCTAGTTAGGATTAGGATGCAGCGTTGGCGATCTTGCCGTGGGCTTGCGGGTGCTTGCAAACGAGCGTGCCAGTCATGTCCACATAACCGCGCTCACCACCACCTTGATTCTCAAGGCGAGTAGCACCCATGGGGATCAACGAATCGAAGCCAAGGTATTTCGGGTTGAGGATATAACCAACATTGGTCGTAGCGGTCGGCATACAAGCAGGGTTGGCGTTGACGATCTTGACCATACCGAAGTCGGAGTCATAGACATTGACAGCGAGGGTGATTGCCTTGCTGGTTGCGTCTTGATTGACATGGTAGGTAACACCTGCACTCGACGGAGTGGCGCGGGTGAAGCCGCTGATAAGCTGACGAAGGGCAACATTGGCAACCAGCGTGAGCGAGTTCATCTCACCATTACGCGAGAAGATCGAACCGATCAGCGAGTTGAATTGCGTTTCGCTAAGACCAGCACTGGTGCGGATCGAGTCAGCAGGGGTGCGGTAAGCAGCAGGAACATCGGATGGGCCTGCAGAGTCGAGCCAGTCACCAAGGCCACGGAGGGCGTAGGGAGTGCCAGCACCGTTCTCGACCGAACGATCTTCGTTCGACGCGATACGAGCTTCCACATCACGCTTGAGTTCGCGCATCGACTTGGCTTCGGCTTGGGCGATATTGGCTGGGCCAACGCTCGTCACGGCTTGTTGCAGGTTCGATACGAGGTAGTCGCGGCGGAAGGTTTGGACATAGTTACCAAGGCGAGCGCGATCAGCGAACTTGTCGCTGAAGGTGTTCACATCGGAACCTTCGGCAACACCAACGATGGAAGGAGCAGCGAGGCTGTCCACAGTCCACTCCTTGAAGGTGCTGTTTGCCTTGCCTTTCGAGCAAAGCGAAAGGATAGGGGTTTCTTCTGGGGCGAGGATGGTCAACTCATTGCTGAGGTCTTCGCGGTTGCTGATTGCGGAACCTTGACCAAGTTTGGCTTGGGGCGCATTCGGGTTATATGATGTTGAGATAGGCATGATATTAGTTAGTTAGATTATTTAGTCATCCGGGCAACTCTGGCGGCAACCCAGTCCTCAACAGATTGTGAGGATTGAAACCTTTGGTAGGCTTGATCAGCACCCTTCTTCGCGGTCTTCGCACCTGCTTTCGCCGCTCCAGCACCATACGGGGTTCCAGCTACTTTTGGCTTGGAAATGGTTCCCGCTGCTTTCGCCGCGCTCTTGGTCTTCTGACTGCGATGGATGGATCGTACTGCGTGTGCCAAAATGTACGGGAGTTGCGGCCCGAGGTCTGGAACATGCAGGTTAACCAGTTCAACTAGTGGGTCAGCTAGGAGTGCCTTGTATTGTTTGCCGATTTCGGATTCCTCGTCAGCAACCTCTGGGACTTCCTGCGGGATCAACCCGGTGAAGTGTTCCCGTGCCTGCTCGCGTTGTCCTCGCTTGGCGAGTTCTGCGTGCTGGGCTGGGAGGTATTTTGCCATGGCTTCCCGCGCATTGCGGTTAGCCCGACGAATCTCTTTCTTCGTAAACTCCTTGTCACCTAGGACGATGATGTCTTCAGCACCATAGTCTTCGTGTTCTTCAAGGATTGTGTCGGTTTCCTCCGCGACCTTCTCCAGTTCCGCATATTTAGCCTGTAGCCCCTCGACACTGTCGATGTCACGGAAGGGGTTCTGCTCTGCGGGGATTACTGGTAGTGGTTTCGTTTGGGCCTGCGAGTTCAGCTTCTCCTCAAGTGCCTTCTTTTGCGCTGTAAGCTCACCCACTCGGTGTAGCAAACGGCTGCGGCTCTTTTTGGCCAATGCTTGGATCTCTTCAGGGTTTAGCGACAACAAGTCTACTTCCTGTTCCTCTTCGCTTTCTTCCTCGGCTTCTTCCTCTTCGGGTTCTTCCTGTTCGTCGGAAACTGCCTCTGGTTCCAGAGTCTCTTCCTCTTCCCAAGAATCATCCTCAGTTTCAGTAGCTTCGGCTTCTGGTTCTGAGTATTTCTGACTCCTTTGGTTGATTAAATCTTCAAAGGATATGTTATTAGACAAGGGGTTTTCGGCTCCCTCGATAGCCTCGGATTGCACATTCATGTTTTTGACACCAGTTAACGCCCGGCGGCGGCGATGACCTAGCAATGTGGAGGGAGTTAATATAAGTCAACAATGGGGGCATATGGGTGTGGATGAGTGTGGATAACTATATGTCAGAAATAATGTGTAGTTTTTCTGACGAAAATCGTGGATCAAAAATCCCATTTTTTAAGATACTCTAGCGCATTCAAGATAACTTCTGGAGACTCCTTAAAATGCCCAATCCCCCTATTACAATTGGTACACAGCAATCCCCTTACCTTTAATGATTTGTGGTCATGATCAACAGCTAACCTTTTGCCCGTTGTGCATACTTTTTTGCAAATATCGCACACTCCATTTTGCTCAGATAGTTTTATTTCGTAGTCTTCAAGCGAAATTCCATACACTCGTTTTAATCTTAAATTTCTGCCCTTCTTCCCCCTTGAGAATAAAAGCGCACTGTGCTTGCGTTTGTCACTATTTCTGTAGGCTATCCTTTCTCTTTCCTGTTTGGATTTCTTCATTGTATCGAAGTGTTCTTTAGACACCCAATACTCCCTTCCGCATTTATGACGACTTACAAAAACTCGCCCATCTTCACCAATAGTTCCCCATTTTAATTTCTGCTTGATTTCTTGCATAAATAAACACGTAACGAAATTAACGGAATTTGTCAATATTTGCGTCAAGCCACATTTGATCTAGGAGTAAATTGTTGGTACTTTTTACGTCAAAGAATAACTACTTTGGGTGTTGACTTGCGGGGAAACCCAGAGTAGGATTCTCCTTGACGGGAAGTGAGGCTTGTCGTTACCATTCACCCCTCCAGTTCGTAAAGGTCTGGACGCAAGGGCTGGCACGGGTTCCTCACTTCCCCGTGCTAGCCCTTTGCCTTATCCACAGGGTTGGTGACATATTCAAGGAATCGAGGAACGCTCAAACGACCGCACGAAACCTAGGTAAGAGTCTCACAGGGTACTGCGCTTGATGAATTTGCGGCGCAGCTAAATAGAGTGAACGATCAAGGAGTTTGACGCAGCCTTACAGCCTCAACCCTCTGCTATCCTTGGTTCCAGCCTTGCTGGTGTGTATGTCGTCCTTTCCGCAGAATATACGGGAGTATGAAGCATAGTTTAGCCTGTAATGGGCGAACTATGCCTGCAAGCCTTCCGAGTAATGCCGGGAGTTGTGGTATGTGCTAATGTACGAGAAACTGGACGAAAACTGTCCTAATTGTCCTATATTCCCGCAGTTATGAAGTAACGCTTAATAGCTGAAAGAAAACACCCTTGATAGGGATTGAACCTACCAAGGGTGAAACCAATGAACAATGAAACACACGCTAGCGTGATAGGTAATGTTTACATTGTTACAGGCAAATTGTCAAGCTAGGACACCTAGCAACTCATCCAGAGCAGCCACAGAACCCGCGACCTTCATCACATCATTGCTGGACTCGCACAGGCGAAGGTCACCGAAGAACTTCTCGCGTTCGTCTCGGATGAACTGGACGATGGCGTGATATTCCTCGCGGTCGGAGAGTGCTTCTACGGATTGTTGTATCGTTGGTTTTGGTAGTGGTGTCATGGTTTACTTGCGTTTCTCTGCGCGTTTGATTTTTCGCTCCTGCTTGAGCATGTCTTTGGTTGGCTTCTTGCCAGAACCAGAGGCGGCACGGATGTTGTCCCACATTCCACGCTTGGACATGGAGCCATCCGCTCGTTTGATCATCTTGGCTTTCATGGTTTACTTGCGCTTTTTGGACATCCCGGCCTGAGACATGGCAATTGCCACGGCTTGTTTACGATTTTTCACCACGGGTGCTTTGCGCGGCCCCTTGGGGTCTTGGCCCGAATGGAGGGTTCCAGACTTATATTCGCCCATCACTTTTGCTACTTTCGCTTGTTTGGCGGACTTGGTCTTTGGTGTCTTCATGGTAGTATCATTTCATGCTTTTGCTGCCTTTGCAACGCCACTTCTTACGGGACAATGCATTGGGTGAGTTCGGGTCTGACTTCCAGTCACCCTTGATCTTGGCTGAACGAGCGCAGTAGCTGTCACCCCGTTTTGAGCCGGGGCTAATCGTGGCTCCCTTTTGCCCGAAGCGCACGGTCTTCTTGCGACCAGTATCGGGGTTGGTGACTACCTTTGAGAAACGCTTTTCCACGATGTTACTACTTTTGAGAAACGCTTTTCCACGATGTTACTTTACGGTCTTGCGCTGTGCTGAGCTTTCAGTGCCGCGAGCCTTGTTCTTGTCGCGAACATAAGCTGTGACATCGGCACGGATTTCTTCCTGTAGCTTTCTAGAGGTTGGAGAATACATTGGATTGCGCTGCAAGTATTTCATTTGCTTTTCCTGCATTTCCCCCTCCGCGATGTTGTAACCACGAAAGTCTCTTGTTTTCTTGGCAATTTGATGTTTAAGATACTCGGTTTTAGGTTTGTAGTTGGGCATATGTTTAGTTGTGGTGTAATTGTTACTGCTGCATGCCTTGGGTTTGCATGCCACCCATCTCCGCAGGAGCCGTGCCGATGCGACCGATCTCTGCGTTCTGGGCCTGCTGGAGTTGGAACTGGTACTGCTCGGCGTATTTCTGGAGTCGCGTTGCGAATGCCTCGTCCGATTGTGCGCGTTGTGCGACATCTGGTTGCTGGACATACGCTTGCACAAGCTGCATTGCGATCTGTGCGCCATTGGGCTGGGCAGGAACCTCGATGCCAGCGAAGATTTTGGCAAGGTCGTCCGTGACATTCTTCATGACCTTCTGCTGCGCTTCCTCGGCGGGTTGCAGGACATAGTCGGCAAAGATCGGGTTGATGCTGGATGCCGTAAATTCCAACAGCTTGTTGACATCCATGATTCCGTTGCGGTCGAGTTGCACCAGAGACACCATGTTTTTCAACTGCGTCTCGGCAGTCTCCGGGTCATTGCTCTGGGAGTCAAAGTTGACCACGATGGAGAAGTTCTCGTCAGCAGAACCCTTGGTCATCACCTGCGGGTTTGGGTTGCCAGTAACTTGGAAGAAAACCTCATCTGGCCCCATGCGTTGGTACAGCTTCCAAGCAAGGTTCAGCACATCACGCACATGGTCTAGGAACTTGGACACGAAGTATTGCTGCCTCATGGACGCGAGCGGATTGTTAAGGTCGAGACCAACGCTGCGGTCTGCCTGTCCGATCATCGAAACCTCGACCTCCACGGAGCTATTGTCGGGCGGTGGTGTTGGCCCCCATTGGATCTCACCCAAGCGACGATATGGGATGCGTCTACCCGGCCCCCAGTCGGAGGGTGGCTTGCCAGCGGGGTGCATGAGTGGTGGCAGGGTTGCCAGAGATGCGCGGTCAACACGCGAGTCACGCTCGGTTTTGATCTGTAGCTGTGCGCCACGGAGGATGTCCCCAAATGTTTGCACCTCGTACATGCGCTTCTGGTTATTAGACAAACGAGTTACCACAAATGGGTAGTCGTCATATCCGTTAAGCAGTTCGTGCTTGGCGTAGCCCTCGGTGGACGGGTGGAAAACGGTACAATAGATGCCCTCGCTGCCATCCTCTTCGTCGATCAAACGCTGGTAGCCGTAGACCACCATGACGAGGTCATTGTCATCGGTGATGGGCAACCTTGTGATGTTCTTCTGCTTCTCCCCGTCGAGGTACATGCTGTCCTTGCCACGGAGTCGGTCGATAGCGTTCTCTACCCAGTCCTCGTCCCAGCCCTCGTTGGTGACCTTTTTCTCAAGCTCTTGGGCAGTCAGGAAGGTTCTCCAGAAAATGTAGGGTGACCGCTGCGGGTCTGAGACATAGGGTGGCAGGATGACCTCCCCGTCCGGGGCGCAGGAATGCACCACGGGGCGATCCACGGTTACCCTCGGAATGGGTATTTGCGCCTCTCCCTTCGTTCTGAGGTCTTTGAGGGCTTTTCTGGCTCTCTTCCCCGAAAGTGCAGGGAAAGCCTGAGAAATCAATCCTAGGGCCATTTCTGTGGCATTCTCGTCCATGAGCAGATCCACCATCTCTGGTGCGGCCTGCGCGATCTCGTCGAGCGTCATGGTCTGGAGGTAGGTGCGGGACTCCCGCTGCCAGCCGACATAGGAGATCATGAGGCCTTTTTCGAGCAGGTAGTTAGCCCCCAGTTCCATGTGTTCCCGGAAATTTGGGATATACGAGGAGCGCATCCACTTCAGGAAGCCGCTGACCATCGCCGCCCGTGGCATGGATGCCATGCTGGTCGGAAACGCTTTGATGTGGGAACGCTGGAGGGCTTGGTCGAACAAAGCCACATAGGTATCGATCCGCTCACCAATGACATTTACCTCTTGGTCGGATGCTCCCTCCCACGGGAATGCGTTAGCACCGTGCTTGCGGAGGTCGTCACTCTTGCCCGGCCAAATGTTGCGCCGCTCGTCGTAGGAGCGCAGGCAGGTCTGGAAGTACTCGTCGAGGTCTATGAGTGCGGTTTCGTAGGCATAGGTAAGCGCACCCACATCTGGCTCCTTGTCCAGATAAATCAACGATTCGCCTTCTAGGGCTTCTGAGTCAGTTTCCATGGTATAATTCGTAGGTGTCGGAGTCTAATTTCCTGTTGATTTTAATAGTCTTGTGAAGCAGTCGCTGGGACATGCGGTTGGGAACCTCGATGGCAATGCGATTCCCATCCAAACCTGCATATACATACCTTGGGTTAATTGCTAGTCCAATAACCGTGACCTCCAGTGGCTCGGCTTCTGGTTCTGGGGCGGGAATGACCGCTTCCGCTTGTGGCTCCACCTTTGGCGCAACCTTCTTCGCTGCCTTCTTTGCTGCTTTCTTCTTTGTTTTCATGGTTAGTATCCTCCTGTGCCTTGTCTAGTTACAGCTATATGTGACCCGTCCACATGGTCAATGCCAGAGATTGCGGCGTAGCGCAGGACATCTATGGGGTCTTTCCAAGCCTCCTTCAGACCACCATCACCCGTGTATTCACTCAGGGCTTGGATGATGTTCTCGCACTCCTCGCTGACATAGAAATGCGGTCGGTTGACCGAATCTGACGGTATAGTTACATTAAATGACATTTTCCCGATCAAAGCTTGCAACCCATCGTCGATTTCCAAGCCGGG